ATGGGAACGATCCAGACGCGCCGGCGCAAGGACGGCACAACAGGCTACACCGCCTCGATCCGATTGAAAGAAAAAGGGGTCATTGTCCACTCCGAAACGGAGACTTTCGACCGCAAGCAACACGCACAGGAATGGATGCGTCGACGCGAAGCCGAACTGGACAAGATGCGCGCCCGAGGCCAGCTGGGCAGTGCGAAGGATACGCTGGGCGACCTGGTACGGTGGTACCGCGACACGATCGGACCCACGGCCGGCTGGGGACGCACCAAGGCAGCAGACCTGGAGCGCATCCAGCGCTACCCGATCGCCAATCGCCCCGCCGTCGCGCTGACGTCTCAGGACTTCGTAGACCATGTGATGTCTCGGCGCGTCGAGGGTGCGGCCGCGGCCACCGCCGGCAATGATCTAGTCTGGTTTGGCCAGGTGTTGCGGTCAGCTGGCCACTCACGAAACATTCCAATCAGCCTCGAGCCGCTCTCTGCGGCGCGGCACGAGCTCAGTGCGCGCAAGGTTGTCGTCAAGAGCGCCTGGCGCGATCGACGGCTGACCGCTGACGAGGACAAGAAGCTGATCGCGCATTTCAGTACGCCCGACGTGCGGGCGTCCATCCCAATGCTCGACATATACCAGTTCGCGCTAGCCACCGCTCGCCGGCAGGAAGAAATCACCCGCCTGCGCTGGGACGACCTGGAGCGCGAGAAGGGCATCGGCTGGCTTAATGACGTAAAGCATCCCACGCGCAAAAAGGGCAACCGAAAGGCGTTCCGCATGCTGCAGGGCGCTTGGGCGATTGTTGAGCGTCAACCGCGCGGCGAGTTGGTGTTCCCCTATGACGGTCGGTCGATCGGCGCCGCGTTCAGGCGCGCGTGCAAGGTCCTCGGAATCGAGAACCTGCATTTCCACGACCTCCGGCACGAGGCGACCAGCCGCCTGTTCGAACGCGGGTACCAGATCCACGAGGTGGCGCAGTTCACGCTGCATCAGTCGTGGCAGACACTCCGGCGGTACGCCCAACTGCGGCCGGAAGACCTGCCTGAGCGGTGATGACATTCACCATCCCACTTCCGCGCGCTAAATAGGGCCTTTCAAAGTCGTGGCCCTCGGAACAAAGTTATTTAAGTTATGTAACAATCGTTTGACTCGCAACCTATTGCTTAGACTCGTTTTTTTCGCATATTTCGAAAGTTATTTACGAGTTATTTTAAGGTGATTGGATAACTTTTCTTGAAGTTATGTAGCTATCAAATATTGTTGTTTTAAATCAGCGCGTTAGAGAAACATCACTCTCGACATCACTTGGAAATAACTTTGGACGATCTATCGTAACCAATTGTTCCATAGCTCTTTTCCTTGGTTCGTATGCCGGGCATAACCGAAATCACTTCAGCCGAACCCCAGGACTTTGCACCGCCCATTAGCGCGGATCTACGATCACCGTTGTGGCCGCTCAAGTGCGCGCTTGGTAAGCTTTCGGCAGAATTTTGTTGAGAGTCTTTCTCAATAAAATTTTCGTGCTGCCGACACGCTGCACTAGGATGCCGCCAAGTTTGGGCCAGCTCGCCTGGGTTGTTCACGGCTATCGTCGCAACTTGGCACCGTCGGCCTCTTGCATGGTCGACACCGTTTTCATGGACTAGGGGAATGGAATGAAACTGAAAGCTCTGCGCGCTCGCGGCGTGCACGGATACCTGCACTTCGACATCAAATTCAATGACTCGCTGAGCTTTCTGGTCGGACCAAACGGGTGCGGAAAATCCAGCGCCCTTCGTTTGATAGAGGCTCTGATCACGCCCTCACTACAGGACATAATTTCAACGTCATTAGAGGGTGCCACGTTGGAATTTGAGCACTCGGGCGACAAGCGAATCGACGTTTACCGGTCTGGAGAATCACTGTCGATCAGCGCGAGCTGGGTCGATGCTCGCTTCCATATACCTAACGTGTCGCAGATCCGAGATTTCTCAGCCGACGACCCGCGCTCTGCGGCTGATTATCTAACCACTTTCGCGCTGGATAGCGGCGAGGGTGGAGCAGTACTTAAAGCGATCGCTGATATCCCGGCGCCCGTTTTCTTGGGCATTGATCGTCAGCTACGTACAAGACCCGACATTGATTCGAGCACTATGGACGACCTGACTACTCGCGGTGTTCGTGATTACTCCGTCCAGCACCGTTACACGCGGGGTCAAATCATTGACGGACTGCGTGAGTCTCACCTCCTCATCCGAGACGCGTATCGCGACGCTCGGAGGAAGCTCGATAGCGCCCAGGAGCAGCTCCGCACAGAGGTGCTGCTATCCATTTTCGAATACATCGACGCGGGGATCGCTGAAAGCAGCATCGCGACCTTCGGCGAAGCCGATGCATTGCGCGTATCGGCCGACGCTATATCAAAAGCGCTCATTGACATCGGCCTCCCTTCCAGGCGAGTTGAGGAAAAGCGACAGGAATTCACAGATAACGTTCAAGACCTATTTGGCCGCATGGCTGCCGATAGCAAAAACCCGCCGGTGATCGAGTTTTTAATGAATCGCGCGACTCTCTCGCGCATGAAAAACGTCATTGACGTAGTTCAAGATTTCAACGACAGATCTAAGCGAATTTTTGGGCGACTTGACCAGTTCCAGGAATCGCTTAATTGGTTTTTTGCTGATTCCCGTAAGAAAATCGCGATAGACCAGGTTGGGCGCATCGGCATTGCAAGACCAGATTCTAAGCCTGTCGCTCTCCCAAAGTTATCGTCCGGCGAAAAACAGATAATCGTCATGTTTTCCCATATCTTTTTCAACAAGTATGGCTCGCGCAGTCGAATTATCGTGATTGACGAACCGGAACTTTCTCTGCATGTCCGCTGGCAGGAAAATCTTGTCGAGAAGGTGCGGGCGGCATCACCAAATACGCAGCTAATCTTTGCGACCCACTCCCCTGACATCGTCGGAGCTAACGACGACAACTGTGTGGAGATCAACCCGTGATGGAGCGTGCACCGGCCGCAAAGAAAGCGAAAGCTGCAATGTACCGCGCTTTCAACGATATCGACATCTTCGTTGAGGACGATACCAAAGGAACGAGAAAACTTTTCGCCCGATTGTTGTCTGGGATATCGCCCGACAATGTCCGAATCGATACAGTATTTCCCTTGGGCTCGCGAACCGTGGTGGAGAAAAAGTGCGCTGAAGACCAAGCCCCCGGTGGGCGCCCGCGCGTCTATATCATCGATGGCGACATTGACCTTTGCCTTCAACGTCCCGCATCAGGTCTCAAGCGCTTATATCGCTTGCCACGCTATTGCATCGAAAATTACTTGCTCGATGAACGCGCAGTCGCCAAAGTACTCGCATATGAATCAGCCGAAATGGACGAGGCTGCCGTGTCTCTTGCTATTCAATTTGATGCCTGGATGCAAGAAAATTCTCTGCCTTTACGTCGACTCTTCACGGCGTATGCGACTTGCCACCAATTAGCTTGCGCCGAGCGCACGATCTCCTACCCTGTAGATCGGCTCGTCCGACCGGGAAGCAGTGGAGTGGTTGACCCTCTTTTGACGGAAAACCGGATCACGGAACTGCGGCAGGCTTGCGACGCTGAATTCGGAGCCGGCTATTTCGACCGCGTTTTTGCGGATATCGAGCAGCGCCACGCTGCGAAGAGCAATAGGGATTTCTTACTCCAGTTCGTGTCGGCAAAGCACTATCTGCTTCGACTCCTGCGCACGCGCATGGGGAGCGTAGCGCGGTACACGAGGGGGAATGACCTCATGAAGATCAATCTGGCGGAGCAGGTTGAAGCTCGAGACCTGCTCGACGCCCTCGATGTCGCGTTTGCCTCAGTTTCCGCCTAGCCCTCGTCATCCAGGGCGATGAAAACAACAGCGGGTGCATCAAAATGCATCAGCTTTGCGAGTGCCGTAATGCCATTGAGAGCGTTGGCACAGGCTGCATCGCCTGCTTGCATCTGCCGCATCAAAACCAGAGGGAGAAGCGCGCAGGCGAGGAGGGGGGACGACCGCGCGCGCTGGGGTCACACACGCCTCGACCTGGGCCTGCCGGCCCCCTGCGCCGCCCGCCCGCCGCCACGCGCGCAGCGGCCCCCAGGCGTCGCGTCGCGGCCCGCCGAGCGCCGGCGAGGGCCTCAGGCCAGCGTCGAACTGAGGTCGCCCTGTGGGGCTATGGATGCGCTTCCGGTCGGGTCAGACGTTCGTTGGGGCAATACACCGTCCTGCGGTGGGCCCGCGACCCCTCGCTCACGAGCGATCCTCAGCCCCCTTCGGCTTCCGAGGCTTGAGCTCGCCCTCGTGGGGCATGCGCTTTCGCTCAGGGACCGGATAACTGATCGTCCGCTTCGCCGCCCACCGCTCGACCCACCGCTTCGCCTGCCGCTCCGACCCTGCTACTGCCTCGATCGCCGTATCGGGATCGCCATGCGGGAACAGACTGACCCGCCAGGTGCCCTTCCAGTTGGCGTGCTCCCGCACTAACACGAACCGCTGACCGTGCTCGGTCGCGCCGTACTGCTGCGGCAGTGGCGCGCCCATCACATTGTCTCGTTCGAGCCATATCACGGTGGTCATAGGCCGCGGAAGATACGCGGGCCGAATCTCAGATTTGTGGACGGGCTTGCAGTGGTTTCTTAGGAGTTGACGGCAAACCACCGCACTCAAACGACCGGCACTGACTCAATCACCACCTTGATAGCCGCATCAGCCCGGCTGCGGGCGTGGGAGAATGCGAGAGCGGCGGTCTTATGGATCGGCCCAGCTGTCTCGCTTTCGACAACGGCTCCGCTTACATCCACGATCTCAAACGCTGACCTGAAGCCGCCATCTGACACCGCGTGGACGTCGATATTGGCCGTGTAACCACGCTGCGCCATATTCGTCTCCTCTCAGCGACGGCAGGATAGACTCCCTATCTTGCGCGATCGGAAGATAAGCGAACATGAACCCCGTCGAAGAATCCGTCTTGGCCGTAGCAGAAATCGCTCGCGACTCGGCCGCTATGAACGAAGCATTCCTTGCCGGCGACTACGACGAGGCTCGGTTTCGGGCCCAGCTGGTCGTCGCCAAGGCAGACGCCGCCGGGCATCGAGACGTGATGCTGGCTGGAGCCTTTGTGGTGGATCGGCTCGGCCCGGTAGGGAGCGTCCCACGTAGCGGTTTCGCAGCAGGCATGCTCCGCGTTGCGGAAGCGCTGGACGCCGTTACCTACGAGTCACCCTAAAGCGCGATGGGCTCGACCAGCTCCGCTCCATGGTTGGTCGGCTTTCCGACTGCCTTCGTTACCGGGTAGTAGACGAGTTCGGCCTCGGGGACCGCCACCAGCGTTGCGCTGGCCTCGTCGGGCGAGCCCTCGACCCAGACTTGCCATAGGTCTGGCGGGAGGATCACGGGCTGCCGGTCATGGATGTCTCCGGAGACCTTGCCAGGCTCGCCGGTAATGATGGTGAAGGTGTGGGTCCACGGGTCGTCCTGGGACGCCCGCCAGCCCTCCCACAGCCCCGCGAACATGAGCAGGTCGCCGGCGGGGTCGTGGATGAAGTACGGCTGCTTGTTGCCTTTCTCGCCCTTCCACTCGAAGTAGCCGGACGCTGGCACCAGGCAGCGGCGTTTCTTGAAGGCGTTGCGGAACGACGGTTTCGGCGCCGGCACGATCGAGTCCGCCCGGGCATTGATCATCTTCGAACCGATCGCCAGATCCTTCGCCCAGCTTGGGACCAGCCCCCAGCGGAAGGCCTTGGCCTCGTAGCCCTTCTCACCGCGCGACACCACCAGTGCCTTCTGGGTCGGCGCGATGTTGAACTGGTCGTCCCGCTGGTTGATCTCGCTGACGATGTCGATCTCGAGCTGGTCGAGCACGTCCTTGGCCTCGCGGCTCAGGGAGACAGGTCCGAAGGTGGCGTATCGTCCGCACATGAGGCGAGCATCGCGCCCGCCCTGTGTTTTGAATGTCCACGGCGCTCAGGCGACATTCGCCACCGGCTGCTGGAACTTGAAGGCCTCCACGCCCAGCTGGGCGTTCAACGCGAGCATGCGCTTCTGGATCGGCACGATTTCATTGGCATAGAAAACCTTCGTGGCTTTCTCCACGTCGCCGAAGCCGCCCGCATTGGTTGGCACCACGCCGAGCAGCTGGGGCGGGACGCGGTGGGCCGCCAGAATGTCGTCGCGGCTGACGTTCTTGATGGCGGCGAAATCGTCCTTGGCCGCGACCTCGCTCACCGGAATCATCTGCATGCCATCCTTCTTGCCGCCTGGCGCGTAGAAGAACAGGTTGCGGAAATTGCCCGGACCCTTCGAGTTGCGCAGCGCCTCGCGTAGGCCGTCGATATCCTGTGTGTTTGCTGCTGCGTCGGTCAGATACAGGATGAATCCGGCGTGCGACCCGTTGTCGTAGTACTTGCGACGGAACAGCGTCGCCGAGCGGTTAAGCTGGGCCGAGTGGAGCGCGCTGATGTACTCGGGCACGCCATAGATTTCCTGTTTCACGTCGGTGTCGTGCAGGTGCACGACCTTGCCAACGTCGAACGCATGCTCGATGCCTGACTCGGGCACGAAGTAGAAGGCGCCTGGATCGACGCCCACGCGCGTCTGCATGGCCGGGCTGCGCTTGAGCTTGAGCAGTCGGCCTGACAGTGCCGGCACCTCCTCGAGGTAGGCGTTGGCAAAAGCCATGTAATCGGTCGCGAATGCCGCAAATTCGTGCGTCGACAGGAACGAGGTCTCCTGGTACGAGGCCACCAGCAGATTGCGCTTGACGTAGATCGCCGACGCATGGTGTGGCGCCACGCCCATCATGTTCGCCAACCCGCGCGGGTTGATCGGCGGCTCGTACCAGCGACCGTTGTTCACCAGGTCGGAGTACTCCATCAGGCTGGCCCGGTCGATCATCTCCGGCTCGCCGAAGGTGAACGTCTCGAAGCGGCCGCCATCGGCCGCCGGCGCGGTCGATGGCAGCGCGGACGTAAATCGCGGATTGGGACGCTTGCGCTTGGCCATCAGTCGTAAATCTCCATAAAGCTCTGGTTGGACGCCGATCGACCTTCGAGCGGCTCGTGGATAAGGGTGTGCATGACCGCCCAGGCGAGGTCGGCGTGGCCGACGGCTTCGGAGCGGCCCGCTTCAAACGTCACGTGACGGCCGCTGGCCGTCATGGTTTTACGGATCGCCATGAACGCCGCGGCGAGGTCGGTCCAGCCGGCATCCCACTCCAGGCGCCCCTTGTTCATCACATCGGTCGCCTTCATGACCATGCGCGCCTTGACCTCAGGCGAGTACTGGATCGCTCGTGCTGCGGGGAAGAATTGGCGGACGAGCTGGTACACGCCGATGCCCATGCCGGTGGTGTCGATCGCGATATCGGCGACGTTGTACCGCTCGGTCAGCGCCTTGATGGATGTCGCCTGCGCGTCGAAGTCCTGCCCGGCCCACTGAAATTTTTCCAGAACCCGGAATCGATCATCACCCGGCGTCGGAAGCGCCGTTACCGTGCATCCCGACGGGTCACCGCCGGCGGTGCCTTTGGAAGGATCGAAACCGATGCCCACGGGGGCGTCGCCAATGATCCGGGGTGCCTCAAAGCGAACGTCGTCCCAGACGTCCCAGGTGTCCACCATGCATCGCTTGATGAGCGCGAAGGTGAATGCCGCCGCCGCGTCGTCAATGAACTCGCACATGAGCAACTGGCGAAACTTCTCGTCGCTGTAGCGGCGGCGCAGCTGGTCCAGGTCGAAAAGATCGCAGCCTCCGGCCACGGCGTCTTCGATCGTGACGATTTGGCGGTACATGCCATCGGCGCAGCGCATGCCCTTCGATAAGGCCCGATGGCTGACGTCGATATCGATGCGATCGGCCTTCGCGCGGCTGGCGTTGTATTGCGCGCCACTCCAAAACGGGTATGCATCATGGCTGAGCGCCGAGGGCGTCGAGAAGTAGGTTTCTCGCCACTTCTTGTGCATCGCCATGCCCGAGGCCAGCTTCTCCAGCTGTTCGAACGAGTGCACCCAGAAGAATTCATCGAAGTACAGATTGCCGTGGTAGCCCTGCGCGGTGCGGGAGTTGGTGCCCAGGTAGTACAGCTCCGCGCCATTGCCGAGCTTGATGGGCCGATCGCGGCCGCCGGCAAGGTTCATGTCCAGCACTTCGCGCACGAAGTCCTGCTGGTAACCGCGGAAGACGTTGGCCTGTGATCGGCTGGCGGAGAGGAAAATCTGGTTTCGACCCGTCTCCAGCGCGTCGATCAACGCCTCGCGGGCAAAGTAGTACGTCGCGCCAATCTGACGCGATTTCAGGATGATCCGCGTCCGCTCGTTTTGCCCGGCTTCGTACCAGTGCCGCTGATAGTCGTAGCTGGCCTCGAAAAAAGCCTCGCGCAGCTTGGCAATCTGTTCGGGCGTGAACGCGTTTGGCTCGGCTTTCCGCTTCGGATCCTTGTTTCGATTGGCGACGGCAGGGTTGAGGTCGCCCTCGTGCCCGCCAGGTGCCTCATAGCGCCGCACGCGAGCCAGACGTTCCATCTGCCGCCCGAGCAGGTCGATTTCCTTGAAGTCGTGGGGCGACTTGTCCTCTTTCAGAATGAGCATGCACAGGCGGGCGTCGAGGCAATCCTCCGTCCGCTGTAGCGGTGTCGCCGATGCCCAACCCTCCCGTTGTTTCCATGACTCCACCGTCGAACGTGGCTCGCCCAGGCGATCGGCGATCGCCGTCACGCCGTGACCGGCGAAGAACAGGTGGCGTGCCAGGCGGCGCGGATCGATGTCGGGAACGGTGGGCAGCATGGCCGACAGCGTAGGCAGCGGCCACGCCCTAATCCCGCGCGAGATGTTCTTAAAGCCCGGTCCTAGAACAAGCGCTCGTTGCCGCGCGAAAGGGGCGTGTCGATGCTGACGGCCTACTCACACCCATCACGATTCGAGGCACCGCAGCATGGCCGACAAGACCAAGAAGTCGAAGAAGTTCCGCATCGCTACCGAGGGCGCAACCGTCGACGGCCGCACCATCGAGCGCGACTGGATCCAGCAGATGGCGGCCAGCTACGACCCGGCCAAATACACCGCGTCGGTCAACCTCGAACACATCCGCGGCATCCTCCCCGACAGCCCGTTCCGCGCGTACGGCCAGGTCACCGCTCTCACCCAGGCCGACAACGCCGAGGGCAAGGCCGAGCTCTTCGCCGTCATCAGTCCGACGGACGACCTGGTGGCGATGACCGCCAAGGGCCAGAAGGTCTTCACCTCGATCGAGGTCAACCCGAAGTTCGCGCAGACCGGCAAGGCTTACCTGATGGGCCTGGCCGTCACCGACAACCCGGCCAGCCTCGGTACCGAGATGCTGGCCTTCTCGGCCAGCAATCCGGCCGTCAGCCCCCTGACCAAGCGCAAGCAGCAGGCCGAGAATCATTTCAGCGCCGCGGTCGAAGCGATCATCGAGTTCGAGGAAGAAGCGACGGTGGTGAACGATGGCAGCGGCTTCCTTGCCGGCATCCGCAATCTGTTCGCGAGGAAGGCGGCCACGGACGAAGGGCGTTTCAGCGCCCTGGAACAGGCTGTGACCGAAGTGGCCGAGCACGGCACGGCCCAGAGCACGCAGACGGCCAAGCAGTTCCAGACCGTCGATGAGAAGACCGAGGCGCTGACCAAGCGAATCCAGGATCTCGAATCCAAGTTTGACGCCGCCCCGGGCAAGACGGTCGAGCGCCCGCGTGCCGATGGTCCCGCAACGGTTGTCACCGACTGCTGATCGCGCTTCACCCACCCTCCCCCGCCCCCTGAGGATTCCATGCTCAATCCGACCCGCCTTGCCTTCGCCGCCTTCTGCGCGCAGCTGGCCACGCTCAACAGCGTGGCGCATGCAACGGAGAAGTTCGCCGTATCGCCCACGATCCAGCAGCGCCTGGAAACCCGCATCCAGGAGTCGAGCGACTACCTGAGCCTCATCAACATGATCGGCGTGACCGAGAAGTCGGGTGCGAAACTCGGCCTGGGCGTCACCGGTCCGGTCGCCAGCCGCACCGACACCACGCAGAAGGATCGCAACCCGCGTGACGTGTCCTCGCTGACCGAGCAGCTGTACAACTGCGTCAAGACCGATTTCGACACGGCCTTTCCGTACGCGCTGCTCGATGCCTGGGCGAAATTCCCGGACTTCCAGAACCGCCTGCGCGACGCCATCATCCAGCGCCAGGCGCTCGATCGCCTGACGATCGGCTGGAACGGCAAGAGTATTGCCCCGGCCACGGACCTGGCCGCCAATCCCCTCCTGCAGGACGTCAACAAGGGTTGGCTCCAGAATCTTCGCGATGGCGCTCCCGAAAACGTCATGGCCACGGGCAAGAAGCAGGCCGGTGAAGTGCGCGTGGGCCCTGGTGGCGACTACGAGACGCTGGACGCACTCGTGTACGACATCATCGTCATGCTCGACCCCTGGCATCAGCAGAACACCGGCCTGCGCGCCCACGTGGGCCGCAAGCTGCTCCACGACAAGTATTTCCCGGTGGTGAACCGTCAGCAGGGCGCTCAGGACGAGCTCGCCTCCCAGCTGCTCGTCAGCCAGAAGTCGATCGGTGGCCTGCCGGGCCTCGTCGTGCCGTTCTTCCCGGACAACGCCGTGCTGGTGACGATCCCGAAGAACCTGTCGCTCTATTACCAGGATGGCGCCCGCCGTCGCCAGGTGATGGACGAGCCCAAGCGCGATCGCATCGCCAACTACGAGTCGAGCAACGACGCGTACGTGGTCGAGGACCTGGGCGCCGCCGCCCTGGTGGAAAACATCGTCATCGGCAAGTGGGCCTGACATGACCTCGCCCGCGCTGGCTCACAAGATGCGCGTCCTCGCTGCCCGGGCTACCGCTAACGCGGTGCCCGGGCAGGTGGTGGACCGCCATACCTCCGACGCCCACCGCCTCATCCGCGCCAAGCTGGATGAGGATCGCCGGCGATTGAAAGCCATCCAGTCCCGGGAAGCGAAGATCGCTTTGAAGCGCGAACTGCTGCCGGACTACGACGATTACGCCAACGCAGTGATCGGCTCAGGCGTCGGCGTGCAGGACGAGGTGCTGTCCTACATCATGACCTGGCGCATCGATGTGGGTGATTTCGACGGCGCCTTCGTGATCGCGAAGTACATCATCGAGCACAAGCTTTCCACGGCGGAGCGCTTCAAGCGCACCCCTGGCACCTTCGTTGCCGAGGAAACCGCCATCGCCGCCCTGCGTGCCTACGCCCGCCAGGAGACGTTCCCGGTGGCCACACTCGAGGCGGCCCACGAGCTCACCGAAACCTGCGACATGCCGGACCAGGTGCGCGCCAAGCTGCTCTTCGCCACCGGCCGCCATCTGATCGAACACGATCCTTCGCGGGCCATTGCGCTGCTGCGCAAGGCGGTCGACCTGCACGAGGCGGTCGGCGCCAAGAAAGATATCGAGCAACTCGCCGCGCGCCTGCGCCGCGAAGGCTCCAACGAACCGCCGTCGTCCGACGGCACCTGAGCTCCCCCCGGCGCACGGCGGCACGGGTGGCGATCCAGCCTTTCAGGCCCCGGTGACCCACCCGTCCACCGCCGTTTTAGGAACCTCGCATGTCCAGCCTTATCGCCAACGGTGGCGCCGCCCCCGGCAGCAACCCCGCACCTGAGCCGCCCGTCGGCAATGACGGCTTCTGGCCGGATATCGACGTGGCCCAACTGCGTGCGGCATCACGCCTGACCGGCAACGTCACCCCGGAACGGCTTCGTGCCGCCACGATCGACGCGGTATTGAGCGTCAACCAGGAACTGGCCGTCTATCGTGCGCGCATGCGTGCCGAGGGCTGGGAGCACGCCGCCGATATCGGCGAGACCATCGCCGGTGCCAGGGCCCTGGTGCATCGGTACCAGCGTGCGGTGACCAGCACCGTGCAGGCGAGCCTTGCCGAGAGTTACCGCGACTGGGACAACACCCGCGCCGGCGACTTCCGTGCCGACTTCGAGTCGGTGGCGGCGGACGATTTCCGGCGCAATGCGCGCTGGGCCATCTCCGACATCCTGGGTGTGGGCCGCTGCACCGTGGAGCTCATCTGATGACCGCCGAGGCGGACGTGGTGCGTGCCCGCCAGGGTGACACCGTGGACGCCATCTGTTGGCGCGAGTTGGGCGCCACACGCGGCGTCACCGAGCAGGTGCTGGAACTCAACCGCGGCCTTGCCCAGCTGGGCCCGATCCTTCCCGAAGGCACCCTCGTCAAGCTGCCGGCACGCGCAACCGTCGCGCCGGCGGTGCTCCCTCTTATCAACCTGTGGGATTGACCATGACCGAACCCGCCACCACCGCCCTCGCGCTCACGGCTACCGCCGCCACCGCCACCGCGGCGTCGGCCCTGGTGCCTGGTGTGGACGCCAATGCGCTCATCGGCGCCATCGCCGGCGGCGCGCTGTTCGTCACCAGCGCCCGTGACCTGTCGCTGCCAGTCCGCGCGACCTACTTGCTGGTCAGCATCGCCGCCGGCTATGTCGCCGCCCCCGAGGTCATCCAGCGTCTACCGCTGCATAGCACCGGCGTGGCGGCTTTCCTGGCCGCCACGCTCGCCATCACCGTGACCACCCAGATCATCGATCGCGTCAAGGCGTTCGATTTCACCAGCATCCTCAAGCGCGGAGCCTGATCCCATGGATATCCTGATCCTCCTGGCCGCTTTCGCCCTGGCCGCCACCTTCACCCTGTTCTGGAACCTCGGCCTCTTCGCCGGTCGCTCGCCTCCCTGGCGCACACTGTGGGTCGGTGTGGCATCGCTCGGCTACGTCGGCGCGCAGTGCCTTGTCGCCGCGGGAAGCACATACCAGAACGCGATTCTGGAGACCCTGGCGGCGGCGTGGATGCACCTTCGGGGTGTCAGCGTCTGGTCGATCGTCATGCTGCTATCCGCGCTCTTTGCTACGGGGCGACTGCTTACCTTTCGCCGCGGCGACTCTCGGCATCGGCAGGCGTATGCCTGGCTGTCGTGGCTCCTGGTCCTTGCCCTGTCCGCTACCTCGGCCAAGCTCATGTTCGGCATCAAGCCGCCCCCGGGGCCGGTCGAAAGCCTCGCGGTCGCGTGGTTTGCCTGGCGGATGCATCGGCACAAGGGCAACCTCGCCCACTACGCCCGTGAGGTGCTCGCCTCGATCGCCCTTGCCCTGATGGGCCTCTCGCGCCTGATCCATGGGCGGCTGCCGTGATCGACCTGGCCGAGCAGCGCATCGCACGCATCATCGACGGCGTGCTTGTCGCGGAAGGCGGCGGCACGTACACCAATAATCCGACCGACCGCGGCGGGCCGACGCGTTACGGCATCACCGAGCGGACGGCCCGCCTGGCCGGCTACACCGGCCCCATGCAGGCATTACCGGAAGCGACCGCACGAGCGATCTACCGGCAGCAGTACGTCACCGTGCCCGGCTTCGACCAGATCGTCGCCATCGATCCCGACATCGGCGCGTTGCTGGTGGATATCGGCGTCAACATGGGCCCGGCGCGCGCGGCGAACTTCCTGCAGCGTTGGTTGAACGGCTTCAACGTCGGCGGCACGCGCTACGCGCTTCTCAAAGTGGACGGGAACGCCGGCGCCGTCACACGCGACGCGCTGCGCGCCTTCCTGCGCTGGCGTGGCCCGCTCGGGGCCGCGGCACTTCTGCGCGCCATCAAGGGCGTCAGGGACACCGCTTACCTTGCGCTGGCCGAGTCGGACCCCGCGCAGCGCCAGTTCCTATACGGCTGGATCAATCGTGGAGCGCCCGCGGCATGAAGACCCTGACCATTGCCCTTGCCGCACTGCTCGCCGGTTGCTGCGCACTGATGTGGTGGCAGCATCACGACAACACATCGCTGTCGGCCCAGCTCGCCGCCGCGTCGACGGCCGCGATCGCGGCGGACTTCGAGGCCTCCGCCGCGCGTGCCGATGTGGTGCGCATCACCGCCTTTGTCGATCGCGTGCGCGTCGTGCACGACACCACCGCCACCCTTCGCCAGGAGATTCCCCGCTATGTCACGCCGACTGCTGATCGCCGTTACCTGCTCCCTGATGGCTTTGTCTGGCTGCACGACGCCGCGGCCGCTGGTGTGCCCGAGGTGGACGCCACCGGAGATCCTGATGCGGCCAGCGAAGCCGTTGCAGCCTCTCAAGCCCTCGACATCATCGTCGGCAACTACGGCAGCTGCCACGAAACGGCCGAGCAGTTGAGCGCCCTGCAGGACTGGGTACGCGGCCACGTCGATCCTGACATGGCGCCCGCGCGATGAAGAAGATGCAGCGGTTCCGCGAAGCGCTCCTGGCGTCGTGGCCCGACCTTGCCACCAACCCGGAAAACGTGGCGATCTTCGCCGAGCGCGGCCGCGTGGTATCCGGCGGATCGCCCGGGCGCGGGTTTGCGTACCACTACCAGCTGACCGCGGTCATCCAGGACTTCGCCGGCGACGTGGACCGGGTAGCCGATGCGGCCCTCCAATGGATCCGCGCCGAGATGCCCGGTCTGCTGGCCAACCCGGAGCTCGCCGAGAAAGCCCTTCGCTTCGAGGTCGAAATGATCACGAGCGAGCTGGTGGACCTCAAGCTCGAGCTCGACGTACAGGAAGCGATCGCCGTCGACGCCGCCGGCACGATCACCCACCCGCCAGAGCCACCTGATGACCTGATGGAGAATGTCCTGTGGCAAACGGCGACCTGAACCAGCTGGAGCTTTGGGCAGCCTCGCTGCTCGCCAAGCTGTCGGCCTCCGGGCGCAAGGCGCTCACCCGTCTGATCGGCCGCGACCTGCGCCAGTCGCAGGCGCAACGCATCGCGGCGCAGAAGGAACCCGACGGAACGCCTTACACGGCGCGGAAGGCGCGGTCGAAAAATCTGCGTGGCAAGCGGGGCTCGATCCGCCGCGGCAAGACCACCATGTTCGCGAAGATTCGCACCGCGCGCTGGCTCAAGATCAACGCAGATATCAACGGCGTCGAAGTCGGCTTTGGCGGTCGCGCCGCGCGCATCGCCCGTGTCCACCAGGAAGGCCTCGAAGACAAGCCCTCTTCGGGTGCGCGCGAGGTCCGCTACGCACGCCGCCAGCTGCTAGGCTTCTCGTCGGCCGACCGCGAAATGGTGCGCAACCATATCCTCGACCACTTCAAGTCCTGATCCGTTGTTCTAAAACACCGCTTTAGAACACGCGCCGCGTGCGTGGGCAAATGCCATTGGCGAAGCTGCCGGGCATGTCCTCCGACCTCGCCCGCACCCAGGCCAACCTCATCCGGTACGGTACGGTTCAATCCGTGACCATCAAGCCCGCACGCGTGCGCGTGCAGGTCGGAGGACTCCTTACTGCGCCGCTGCCGTGGCTCGCGCCGCGCGCCGGCAAATCCCTTCGCCACTGGTCTCCCCCAGCCGTTGGCGAGCAGGTGCTGGTTCTCTCCCCCTTCGGTGACCCGGCCAGCGGCGTAGCCCTCTGCGGCATCTTCTCCGACGCATTTCCCGCGCCCGAGGGCGCCACGGCGGACAACGTCGTCATGGCTTTCGGCGACGGCGCCGTGCTGCTGTACGACCAGGTGAAGCACCTGCTCCAGGGCGTGCTACCCGGCGGCGGCCGCGTCGAAGTCACCGCGCCTGGCGGTTTCCTCTTCACCGGCGACGCGACGCTGGACGGCAACCTTGCGGTGACGAAGAACGTCAGCGTCGACGGCGACGTGCATTCGAAGCAGACCGTCACAGGCGACACGGACGTTATCGCGGCCGGTATCAGCGGCAAGGGCCACAAGCATCCCGGCGTGCAGGCCGGTGGCTCCACCACGGCGCCGCCGCAATGACGGGTATGGACCACTTCACCGGCGAGGACACCGCCGAGTACGAAGACGTGCGCCAGTCGATCAACGATATCGTCTGGACCCTGATCGGCACGCGCATCGCACGGCGTGATTACGGCTCATGGGCACCGGCGATGATCGACGCGCCGGCCAACGCCGCCAACCGCACGCTGTTCTATTCCGCCGTCGCCACGGCGCTTCGCCGCTGGGAACCGCGCATCGCCGTCAAGCGCGTCGCGCTGGTCGCCGCTGACGCGTTCCAGGGCGCGTTCGAGCTGGTCATCGATTCGGTGCTGACCGACTCCGGCGCCGCGCAGAGCTTTCGCCTGGCGATCGCTAAGGGCGCGAACGCATGACCGACGCCATCCAGCTTAGCAAGCTGCCGCCGCCGGACGTGGTGGAGAGCCTGGACTTCGAGGCCATCTACGCCATCGCCAAGGCGAAGTTCAAGGAGCTCAAGCCCGACTTCAACATCGACCTCGAATCCTCCACGCCGGCGAAGGTGCTCCAGGTGGTCGCCTACATGGCGATGAACCTGCGTCAGCACGTCAACGACGCCTCCCGGGCGAACATGCTGGGCCAGGCAAAGAAAGGCGACCTGGACAACCTATGCGCGCTCCTGGGCGTCAAGCGCCTGGTCATTACGCCCGCAGATCCCGAGCACGGCATCCCCGATCCGGTGATGGAGGAAGACGATGACTTACGCGAACGCGCAACGCTCGCGCCGGCATCGTTTTCCGTCGCCGGTCCCGAGGCCGCATACGAATTCCATGCGCGCAGTGCGTCAGGCGACGTGCTTGATGCCAGCGCGACCAGCCCACAGCCGGGCTATGTGGTCGTGTCGGTGCTTTCCCGGACCGGCGACGGCACGGCAAGCGTCGCCTTGCTCAACACCGTCAATGCCGCGGTGAGCGCCGAAAACGTGCGCCCGCTGACCGATTTCACAACCACGCAGTCCGCAGAAATCGTGCCTTTTGCCGTGGCGGCTCGACTGTGGTCGTTCGCCGGCCCGGATCCTGCCGTGGCGCTCGCCGCGGCCGAGGCCAACCTCGATGCCTACCTCGCCGCTTCGCGCCGACTGGGCCGCGATATCACCCTTTCGGCGCTGTATGCCGCCCTGCAAGTGCCCGGCATCCAGAACGTCATCATCGATTCGCCGGCAGCCACCATCGTGGTCTCGGATACGCAGGCCGCGTATTGCACCGGCAAGCAGCTGACCTATGAGGGCATCGGTGAATAGCCTCCTGCCCGCCAACGCGACCGAGCTCGAGCGCGCCCTCGAACAGGTGGGGCTCTCACTGCTCGATTTGCCGGTGGCCATCGACACCTTGTGGAACCCGGACACCATCTCGGCCGACCTGCTGCCGTGGCTCGCCTGGTCGCTTTCGGTGGACTCGTGGAAGCCCTACTGGTCCGAGGTCGTCAAGCGCAACCGGGTCAAGAGCGCGATCGACATTGCACGCCGCAAGGGCACGGCTAAGGCGGTACGCGATGTCGTGGAATCGTTCGGTGGCCACGTCGAAATCACCGAGTGGTGGCAGACCACGCCGATGGGCGTGCCGCACACCTTCTCGCTGATCCTCACCGTCCCGACCCAAGGCGGCCAGCAGGCGTCGGCCGAGTTCGTGGACGACATCATCGCCGAGGTCAGGCGTGCCAAGCCTGCGCGTTCGCATTTCACCTTTACCCAGGGCATGCAGGCCATGGGCGGCGTCGGCCTGATCGCCGCCGCGCGTCCGCTGTCCTATCGCCGCCTTTCGTTCAACGGAGTCTAGTCCTGATGGCCGCCCTCGTGCTGACAATCACCGCGGCCGGTCGCGCTGCCCTGCGTAACGCCGCCGGCAACGGCACCAACGCCGTGCTGGTGGCCACCGCCGGCATCACGTCGACCGCGTTCGCCCCGGGCAGCCCGCTACCCGACGAAATCAAACGCATCGCCACCATTGCCGGCGGCGCCACCGCCGCCGATACCATGCACGTCACCATCAGCGACACCACGGACGGCGCCTCGTACAGCGTGCGTGGCTTCGGCATCTACCTGACCGACGGCACGCTGTTCGCCTCGTACGGCCAGGCGGACGTGATCGTCCAGAAGTCGGCTCAGGCGGCCATGCTGCTGGCCGTCGACGTGCAGTTCGCCGACGTCAACGCGACGCAGATCATCTTCGGCGACGCCAATTTCAGTAATCCGCAAGCCACCACCGAGCGCCTGGGCGTAAGCGAGCTGGCCACCGACGACGAAACCGTCGTCGGCGCCGACAGCACGCGCACCGTGACACCGAAGAGTCTCTTGGCCGCGCTCAACGCGCGTCTTGGCCTGGGCGCCCCGACTGACTTTGTGAAGTCGCTGCTGACGATTGCCAAGGTCGACGCCTTCCGGCTGGCCTTGGGCCTCAAGGCGGCCGCCACCTTCGATACCGGGAGCGGGAACGGCCTTGACGCCGACCTGCTCGACGGCAAGGAAGGCGCGTACTACCGATCGTACGCCAACCTCACCGGCGTGCCTGCGGCGTTCCCGCCCGCGCCCCATCCCCACGACGCGGCCGACATCACCACGGGCATCCTGCCGCTCGTCCGTGGCGGCACGGGCCTGGGCGCCGTGGCGGCGGGGAGCTTCCTGACCGGTCCCGCCAAAGCAGGCGATCCGCTCGTGCCGCGCACCGCGGCCCAGGTGCTCGCCGATATCGGCGCGGCGGCCAAAGTGCATTCGCACGCAATGACCGACGTGATCGGCCTGAACGATGCGCTGGATGGCAAAGCGGCGAAAGTGCACACGCACGTTATCGGCGACGTCACCAATCTTCAATCGACGCTCGACACGAAAGCGCCTATTGCCAACCCCACCTTCACCGGCCTGGTGCAGAACACCGCTGGATCGCTCTCGCAGTCCGCTAACTCTGGGCTTGCCACGTGGCGCACTGCCGTAAGTGACAGTAACTCCGATGCATTGCGCACCGTTGCATGGCGGACGTCGAGCCCCACAAACGGATGGGACTCGGTTTTTTGGCGAATGGAGCGCCTTGTGGATTCGTCCTCGCAGGCGTGGCTTGACTTCGGCGCGAGCACTAACAGCGTCGGCTTCTTGATGCGCTTTGGCTACGGCGGCAGCTCGTTTGGATACGTCGATATCGGTACCAACTGGTTCTTCCAGACCCCGACAAATCATGTAGGCGCAGCCGCGTTCTACGCGGCGGACAACACCTTTACCAACGGGGCACCGTTTCGTTTCACGGGCATGGGTACGAACGGTGCCATGTATTGGCACGGCTACAACGGATCCGGCGACGACTTGTGCAGCATTCAGCGCCAGAACGCGAACAGCTCCTACGTGCTCAACTGGAACGGCCTCATCAATGTAACGCAGTGGTTCAACTACTCCGACCGCCGCCTGAAATTCAACATCAAGCGCAAGGCCGTCACACGCGGCCTGTCCCTGCACATCGCCAAGGGCTATTCATCCTGGCAGATGAAAGCCGATGGCTCGTACGGCGAAGGCGCGATCGCGCAGTGGGTGCAGAAGAAGGCGCCGCACCACGTCGATGAAGCCGAAACGAAATCGAGCAAGAAGGGCGCGCGATCCAAGAAGCGCTTGACCGTCAACAACCTCGGCATGGCCGTGGAAATGGGCGCCGACAACGCGCTCCATATCAAGGAACTGGAGAGCTACATCGCGAAGCTCGCCAAGCGCATCGACACACTGGAGGCCCTCAAATGAATCCCCGCTCTGAAACCATTGCGGAAGGCATCGTCCGCGAAATGATCGCCGAGAACACCTACCTGTTCTACAACCCGGAATCGCAGGCCGCTACGGTGCGTTTTCAGTCGCGCCCGCATCTGTTCCAGAACGAAAAGTGGCTGTCGATCGGCGGCGACTGGTACAACCTGGACAAGACGGTCTACGAGATCGCCCCGCGCAAGTTTGGCGAAGGCCTTGTCGACCCGGTGACCGACGCCGATCTCAGTAACGTATCGGTTGGTGGCATTGTGCTGCTTATCAAAGCCGCGTATGCCGCGCTCTACGACGAAGCCTACGCGATCGTAGCGGCATCCACGCCGGCCGTCTCGGGCAGCGAGGGCTGACCGATATGCCTGGCTACAAGGCTGCTGGCAACGACCTCGAAAACCTGTATGACCCCGACGTTGTCGGCAACGGCTATCTCGCCGCAGGTCTGAAGGTGGGGGGCAACGCCGGCACGAAGTATGCGTCGGCAGCGTATGGCACACCCGGTCCCTACAGCGGTTTCAACGCCGCGGGCGTCGGCGACGTCGGCAAACAGTGGGCGGCCAAGGGAACGGCTGTCTACGCGCTGTCATGCAACGGCCAGACCTTCAACGACAACAACCAGTCGCGTGGCGGAGCCGGGTTCAGGTTCCTGGTCTCCGCGAACGGGACGTGGCAAGTGCAGCGGTGGCGCAGCACCTCCGACATCACGACAGTCGCATCAGGCACCTGGCTCACTGACGGGTCATCCGCATCGCAGTGGTCTTGCAGCTTCGATTACACGCTGCAGAACCAATCGACCGTCGGCAACGCCTCGAACGGCATCGACTGTGACTCGCCCAACAACGGCAATCGCTATGCGATGACGGCAGACCATTACTGCCGCGCCTACGCACAGGCACAGCTGACCGGCACCACCGCCTCATCGAGCGCAACCATCGTCCTGCACCTCTTCAAGGACGGGGTGAAGCGCTCGGACACCACGATCTACACCAACCAGAACGTCAACGGCAACTGACCGCCCCACGAAGCGAGGACCCCTCATGGCCACCGAATACCACCACGGCTCGCGCACCGACGAATCCTCGGCCGCACCGCTCTCCGTCACCACTATCTCCACCGCCGTCATCGGCATGGTGTGCACCGCGTCCGACGCCGATGCGGCCGCGTTCCCGCTGAATCAAGCGGTGCTCATCACCCAGCCGAAGACCGCGCTTGCCAAGGCCGGCGTTGCCGGCACCCTGGCCAAGTCGCTGTCGGCGATCGCGGACCAGGTGACCTGTCCGGTGATCGTGGTGCGCGTGGAGGAAGGCGCCGACGAGGCGGCGACCAGCGCCAAGATCATCGGCGGCGTCGATGCGTCCGGCGCCTACACGGGCATGCAGGCGCTGCTGACGGCCGAAGCCAAGCTGGGTGTGCGCCCGCGCATTCTTGGCGTGCCCGGCCACGACCTGCTCGAGGTGACTACGGCGCTCGTCATCGTGGCGCAAAAGCTCCGCGCCTTCGTCTATGCCAGCTGTGGCGCCTCGGAGAGCGTGGCCAATGCCCTGCTCTACCGCAAGGGTTTCGCCGCCCGCGAGCTGACGCTCATCTGGCCGGATTTCACCTACTTCGACTCGGCGAAGGCCGCGGCCGCCAAGGCCATGACCATTGCCATCGCTCTGGGCCTGCGCGCGCAGATCGACCAGGACATCGGCTTCCACAAGACGCTCTCCAACGTGCCGGTCAACGGCGTCACGGGGATCGACCGGGACGTGTACTTCGCCCTGCAGCAGACCGGTACCGACGCAGACCTGCTGAACGCCCAGGGCATCACCACGCTCATCGGCCGTGAGGGCTTCCGCTTCTGGGGCTCGCGCACGTGCGATTCGGCGACGTATATCTTCGAGTCCTACACCCGCACCGCGCAGGTCCTGGCCGACTCGATGGCCGAGGCCCTGTTCCCGTACATCGACCAGCCGGCCTCGGCGATCCTCATCCGCGAGGTCATCGACGGTTTCAACCGCAAGATTCGCCAGATGGTCCGCGCGGGTCAGCTCCTGGGTGGCAAGGCCTGGTTCGATCCGTCGCTCAATTCGACCGACGACATGAAAAACGGCCGGTTCGCCATCTCCTACGAATACACGCCGGTGCCGCCGTTCGAGCAGGTCACCAACAAGCAGAGCTTCACCGACACCTACTTCGCCACGCTCTCGGCCGCGGTGTCGGTCGGCTGATCCCCCTCGCCGGCAGCTGACCCTGCCGGCACCTTCCTCGCATTGGAGATACACCCATGAGCCTCCCCCAAGTGCTCAAGAACTACAACGTGTTCCAGGACAGCGATAACTGGGCCGGCCTCATCTCGTCGTTCACCCGCCCCAAGCTCACCCGCAAGACCGAGGATGTGAACAACGGCGGTATGGCCGGCCCGGTCGAGATCGACATGGGCCAGGACAAGGTGGAGTGCTCGTTCTCGGGCAATGGCTTCCTGATTTCCGCCCTGCGCGCGTACGCCGCCACCACGGTCGATGCCGTGGGTCTGCGCTTCGTCGGCGCGTACCAGAACGACGCCACCGGTGCATACGCTTCGGTCGAGGTATACGTGCGCGGTCGCTACAAGGAAATCGATCCGGGCGATGCAAAGACCCAGACCGTCGGCGAATTCAAATACATCATGCCGTGCGCGTACTACCGCGAGACCATCAACGGCAAGGTCATGATCGAGTACGACGCGCTGAATAACATCCTCATCGTTGACGGCATCGACGTGCTCGCTGCCCAGCGCGCGGCTATGGGTTCCTGGATCGTCTAAACCGACTCGCTGCCCCGGCAGCGATAGCGCGCCTCCCTACTCCACGGCGCCCGCACCCGGGCGCCACACCTTTCGCAAGGAACACCCATGGAAATCGTGCAGAAGACCGTCACCCTCGAAACCCCGATCGCCCGCGGCGACGGCCAGCTGACCCAGATCATGGTCCGCAAGCCCACTGCCGGCGAGCTGCGTGGCACCTCGCTCATCAACCTGCTCAACATGGACGTGGCCGCCCTGGAAACCGTCCTGCCGCGCATCACCGTGCCCACGCTGACCAAGCCCGAGGTCGCCGCGCTGGATCCGGCCGACCTGGTACAGATCGCCACGGAGGTCTCCGGTTTTTTGTTGACGAAGCAGGCGAAGGACTCATTCCTGACCGCGTAGAGGACGTGATGGCGGATCTCGCCGTCGTCTTCCACTGGGCGCCCCGCGACATGGACAGCATGGGGCCTGCCGAACTCATGGTGTGGCACGAACGCGCCGTCGAACGCAGCGGTGCGAAACAGGAGTGATATGGACCTTAGCCTCAAAGTGCTGCTGTCGATGGTCGAGAAGGTCACCGCGCCGCTGCGATCCATCAGCGGCGAGTCGGGCAAGACGGCCAAGGCGCTCAAGGAAACCCGCGATCGCCTGCGCGAGCTGGAGAAAACGCAAGGCACGGTCAACGCGTTCAAGAACCTCAAACGCGGCACGGCCGAGCTCCAGCGCGAGCTGAAGACGGCGCGCGACAATCTCAAGGCGGTCACGGCGGCTCACAACGCCGCCGTGAACCCGACGAAGAAGCAGACGGCAGCATTGGTTCAGGCCAAGGCCGCGGTGCAAGGTGCGGAACGCGCGTACAGCGCGCACGCGGTGAAACTGCGCGAAGTACACACGCAGATGGCATCGGCCGGGATCAACACGAAGAAGCTGGCCAGCTTCGAGAAGCAGCTGCGCGCCGATATCGAGGGCACCAACGCCGCGCTTACCACGCAGAAAACGAAACTGGGCGCCATCAGCGAGCAGCAGCGCCGGATGGGCGCCGCGCGATCGCAAATGCAGCAGGGACAGGCCACGGGCGCCCATCTGGCCGTCGGCGGTGCCGCGGCACTGGCCACCGGCCAGGGCGTCATCGCGGCCGTACGCCCGACGATCGATGAGGCCAAGGCCTTCCAGGTGCAGGTCTCCCAGCTGCGCGCGCAGGGTATCGGCGATGCCGCCGTGGCGGACGCGGTGAAGTTCGCCCGCGGCATGGACGTGATCGGCTCCAGCGCCACGGACAACCTCAAGCTGGTGAAGGAAGCCAACAGCGTCCTGCGCGACATGCACGAGGCCGAGCAGGTCTCCCCCTACCTTGCCCGCATGAAGTTCGGCATCGAGGCCGTGATGGCACAGGGCGGCCATGGCGAGGGCCATGGGCAGAACGCCGAGACCATGTTCATGGACCTGCTCAAGGTTGCCGAGCTGCGCGGCGCGGCGAAGAACCCGGAAAGCCTGAAACGCGTGCTGGACTTCGCCACGCAGGCGTACGTCGGTTCGGGCGGCCTGGTGAAGCCCGAAGACCTGCTCAACATGATCAAGACCGGCGGTGTCGCGGCCAAGCAGCTGGACGACACTTCGTTCTTCTTCGGCCTGCTGCACACGATGCAGGAAATGGGCGGTCACCGCGCCGGTACCGGTCTGGCCACCGGCTACCAGAACTGGGCCGCGGGCCGCTCCACCCAGCAGTCGGCCGAAGAGCTCTACAAGCTCGGCCTGTTGAAAAAGGATTCGGTGCTCTACGGCACCACGGGCCACGTGAAGAAGGTTTTGCCCGACGCGCTCAAGGAAGGCGAGCTCTACCGCAGCAACCCGTTCGAATACCTGATGACGCGCGTCATCCCCAAGATCAATCCGCACGGCGCGCTGTCCGACCAGCAGGTCGTCAGCAAGATCAATGCGCTCTTCTCCGGCCGCAAGGGTGGTGACCTGTTCGCCTCGCTGTATCTGGAGCGGGCCAACATCGCCAAGCACCTGGCGGCCGTGCCCAAGGCCTACGGCGTCAATGCACTGTACGACGAAGCACGCGGCACCGCCGGCGGGATGGAAATCGACCTCGAGGCGAAGAAGCGGGATCTCTACCGCGAGCTCGGCACGCAGGTGCTGCCCATGTACGTGGCCGGCCTGAGCAAGCTCGTGGCCATCGTGCGGGGCCTGAACCGGTTCGCCGAGGCCCACCCGCGCATCGCCAAGGCCTTTACCGTCACCGCCGGCGGCTTTGGCGTGCTGATGACCGCCGCCGGCGGACTGATGATCGCCCTGGGCGGTTTGCTCAGTCAGCTGGCCATGCTTCGCTTCGCCTTCAAGGCTGCCGGCATCCGCCTGGCGCTCTCCCGCATCCTGGGTGGCGCGGCCGCGGCTACGGAGTCCGGCGCCGCGGCCGCCTCCACGGCCACAGGCGGGGCGGCACAAGCCGGACTGCTGTCGCGGGTGGGTGTTGCCGCGCGCGGCGTGCTGATGGGCATCGCGGGCGCCTCGATGACGACCGTCGCCACTGTCGGCGGTCTGATCGTCGTCGTGGCAGCCGTGGCGCTGGCCATCCGTAAATACTGGGGTCCGATTACCGCCTGGTTCGAAGGCGTCGGCCAGGGTATCGCTCAAGGCGTGTCGCCGGCGCTGGCCAGCGTCAAGGTCGCCCTCGCACCGCTGGCGGATGCGTTCGGCGTGCTGGCCGGCTGGCTGCAATCGGCCTGGCAGTGGTTTACCCAGCTGATCCAGCCCGTGCAGGCCACGACGCAGCAGCTGGACGCCGCGCGCGCCAATGGCGCGGGTTTCGGCCAGGTCATCGGCGCCGTGATGGGTGGTGTCATTCAGGCGATCACCTTCGGCGTCCGCCTCTTCGTCCTGCTGGGCCAGGCGATCGGTACCGCCGCGGGCTTCGTGGTCACCAGCTGGGGGCCGGTGCGGGATTTCTTCGCCGGCCTGTGGTCGTCCGTGCGCGATGCCGCGGCCGCGGCGCTGGGCTGGATCGAATCGAAGATCCAGGCGGTGCGTGGCGTGATCGAGCGGCTGTATGCGATGTGGCAGAAGATCAACGGTGGATCCACCACGAGCCCGGAGCCGCTCCAGTGGATCATGCCCGGAGACAGCGATCGCGCGCGGCAGATCACCGATGCGATCGCCCGCAACCCAGTCGGCAGCGCCGGCGCCGTCGGCGGCAACATCGTCAAACCCCAGGCGATCCCGACGCGCGGCAATGGCGGCGACACCTACCAGGTGCACGTCGACGCGCGCGGCCTGTCTCGCGAAGAAACCACGCGCGCCATGAACGACGCGTTCGCCAATGAACGCCGGAAACGCGCCGCCGAGTCGCGCTCCAGTTACCACGACAAGGATTGACCATGTACATGCTTGCACTGGGGCCCTTCCCGTTCGGCACCTCCACGGCCGGCTACGACAAGCTGCAACGCTCCATGCAGTTCAAGCACGCGGCGGCGGTGCGTGTCGGCGACCGCGACGCCTACCAGAAGCTCGGGCCCGGCGAGGAACAGATCAACCTTGCCGGCATCGTCGCGCCGAGCGTCACCGGCACGCTGGCCTCGATCACACGCCTGGAGGACATGGGTCGCGGCGGCGAGGCGTACCTGCTCGTGGATGGCGCCGGCTACGTCTACGGCACCTACCACATCGACAGCCTCCAGACGACGCAGCGCGGCCATTTCGCCGACGGTACGCCGCGCCTGGTCGAGTTCTCCCTGACGCTCACGCGCGACGACAGCATGCCCGCGAACGAGAAGCCCGAAACCAGCCAGCAGGCGGCGAAGTAATGGCCGACGCCAATGCGCTCACCCGGGCGAACTACCGCGTCACCATCGACGGTACCGACCTCACCGACCGCCTGCGCCCGCGGCTGTCCGAGCTCACCATCACGACCAGCCGCGCCGGCCATGCCGACCAGCTGGACCTCTCGTTCGATGCCACCGACGGGCGCCTGGCGCTGCCCAGGACCGGCGTCACGGTGGCTGTGATGCTGGGCTTCGACGGCACCGGCGTGCAGCTGCAGGGCACGTACGTGGTTGATGAGATCGAGCACGCTGGCACGCCCGACATGATCACCGTACGTGGTCGCAGCGCGAAGCTGGCCAGCGGTATCAACACCCGCAAGGAACGCAGCTTCTCCAACACGACGATCGGTCACGTGGTGAAGGTGATCGCCGGCGAGAACGGGCTCACGCCTCGCGTGTCTCCGGCGCTGGCCAGCGTCACCGTCGAGCAGATCGACCAGACCGAGAGCGACATCGCCATGCTGCGCCGTCTGGGCGAGATGTGGGATGCCGTGGCGACAGTGAAGAACGGCTATCTGATCTTCGGACCGGTCGGCAAGGCCACCACCGTCAGCGGTACGACGCTTCCGACGCTCACCCTCACCCGCGCGACCGGCGACCGTCACCGCTTTCACCAAGCCAAGCGTGATGCATACACGGGCGTACGCGCGGGCTGGCATGACGTCGACGCCGCACGCGGCAAAACCGCGCTGTCGGGCGAGAAAGGACATATCAAGGTGCTGCGCGGGAAATACGCGAGCCCGGCCGAGGCCAAGCGCGCGGCGGCCGCAGAAATGGCACGCATTAAGAGGGGCGCGGCCACGTTCGAACTGGAGATGGCTGTCGGCCGCCCGGACCTCGTGCCGGAAATGCCCGTGACGCTGCAGGGATGGGGCGACGTCATTGGCGCGTTCGAGTGGATCGTGGCCAAGGCAACCCACCGGCTAACCGGTTCAGGCGGCTACACCACGCACGTCGAGCTGGAGAATAAGGCCGCGGCCAGCGACCACCCGGCGCAGGATGAAGACGACGAAGCAGCCGACGACACCGAGGCCCCGACCTAAACAATTCAAGCGCGTCGGCGTGGCAGACTTCGCCCGCACCCGAGCCAGGAACGACAGTGCCGGCGCACCACGTGTCACTACCAGGAGATGAGAGTTCATGAAATCGATTCACACACTCGCGGCACTGCTATTGCTCGCACCCGTCGCCGCCAGCTGGGCCGCGGAGCCGGTTTGCTGCGCTTCGGGCGACAACGGCAAGCCCAAGGGCCGCGCCGCCGTAGCCAGCTCGAGCGAGCTGGGCAAGACCAGCCCGGCCAGCAGCAACCTGAGCCTGTCGCCGGAGTACCAGGTGTTCGAGTTCACCCGCGAGGGTCTGCGCTACGTCGAGGTCGCCGATGCGGCTGGCGTGCCGCGTGCAGCCTTCACGATCGTCAGTGGCTCGGTACTGGCCCTGCCGGTGGGCACGGATGCGGTACAGCAGGTCGCGATCGCGCCCGCCTGGACGGACGTTGTGTACGACGACGGCACAATCACGGTGGCTCGTCGCGTGGCGAGCGATGGCGCGCTCGTCTGGCAGGTCTTCGTGAAATAGCGCCTGCGCGTCCAAATGAAAAGGGCCCGCATTGCGGGCCCTGTTTTGTGACTACGCATCAGTGTCAGTGCACCGTCGCGACCTCGCGCAGGAGCCGAACGTTCGAGGGCAGCGACACATCCTCAAGAGCCGCCGACGGCGCGGGCGCTTCGTCCAGAACGATGAGGCGCATGCGATAACCACGGGTGTGCACAGAGCCGCCGTATGCGGCGACGCGGTTGCGCAACTGAGCCAGGCGAGCGCGCTGTGACGAGGACCGGCCGGTAACAGCCGGTTCGATCGCGCGAATGGCCATGCTCACCGCACCACGGCCGTCGGCCTTGCGCCCGCAGTGAATCCGTACACTGACCGACGTCGGGTCCAGCGATGCCAGATGATCGATCGCCTCGCCCAGGACACGGTACGCGGCCAGGTTCGTTTCCATGGCCACGGTGAACGGCGAGCCGGTCAGATCAAGGTGAAAGGGCACGGCGCCGAAATGGGCGACAAACGCCTCCGACTCTAACGCGGCAAAAAAACCGAAGCGCTCCAAGGTCAGCGGGTAGATGCTGTCGATGACCTGTCGCTCAAACTGCGATGACTGCGTGTGAGCCATGCCGACCAGGTTCATGGCCGCCTCGGCCTGACCGTGCTTGCGAAGCAAGTTCAACACCGGACGCATGCTTTCGCGCGTTTGGCGCTGCAGGGCCTCCGCGCGGAGAGCCGAATCACGCTGCCGACGCTCCTGCGCCTCGAGGTGCTCGCGGACGAGACGCCTCTCGTCGGCCGCATCCGCAACGATGGAACCCATGGTGACGGACATAGGATGAAGCCGGGCGCCCAGCACGAACAACGACGCGGCTACGAATGCGAAGGCTTCCTGCATCAATAGCGCCGGGCCATCGACCTGACCGGCGTCCTGATGAGGGATCGTCGCGAAGAGCGCCACGTTGGCTGCGATCGAACTGACCGCTGCGCCCTGCCAGCCGTGGCGAAACGTCAGAGCCACTGACGGCAGCAGCATGCACAGGCGAAGCGCCATCAACGCGGTGACGTCATCGGGCGAAGCAACATACACAGCGCTGGCCAGCGCTACGCACACCAGAACGGCGCAGGCCGACTCCACCGCGAAAGGACGCGCGAGGTGCCGTACTGCGATGCATCGTGCGACGACAGGCAGGCCGAGCGCGGCGAGCAGAATGCCCTGCAGGTGACCCAGCGAGTAGACAATGAGGTCGCCGTAGACCATTTCGCCGCCGCCCGCCCGCAGGTAGGCCGACACCGCCTTGTTCGCCACGCTCACCAATTCCGCGGAAAGGATGCCAGCGACGACGAGCGCCACAGCGTCAGTTGCGGAGCTCAGTGTCGGCAACGATGTGGCGCGACGCACCTGGCGGACGATCACCGCCACGATGGGCCACGCCAGGACGGTGCTCGCCGCGTAGTACAACCAACCGTACTCGGCAGCCATGCGGACGCGGAACGTAGACAGCGCCGCCACCTCGCCAACAAAGAGCGCGGGCCACAGCCGGTATGGCATCGCGAGCAGGGTGGCGAAGCGCAACCCGGCCGGCAGATACCATTGGTCGTTCGATGCCTCGCGGAGGCACAGGTACGCTGCCATGTATGCAAAAGCAGCAGCGATATTGATCATGACCTTGGCTGGCCACCCGATGCGTTCGCACCAAGTCCCCCAAGCGTCCCTTGCACGGTCGATCATGGATAGTTTCTGCTTAGATTCCCCAAGCGGAAATATACACCCACGTCCCTCAGATTGCGTCTACGACACGGCCGCCAATCGTGAGGTTCTTATACTCGGGACCGGTGACGTCGCGACGTTGCTCAAGCTCGCTGTCACCGCGCAAGCGGTACTCGTTGTGCCCGATGATGAAGATGCGGCGCACGTTGACACGACCCCACAGCTGCACCACATAGGTCTCGCCATCCACGAGGTCTTCGTGACGCGTGACTGATGTATCGACCAGCAGCACGCTTCCTTGAGGCAGCCGCGGCGCGAGAGCGTCGGTGGGATTGACCATCCAGCGCAGCGCACCGATGTCGGCAACGATCGCGCGACGCCGCACGACGAGTTCAGGGAGCACGAGCTGGTCAGGGCCGCCCGAAGCATCGAAGCCGAGCAGGCGCGGGACAGTGACGTGCCCGCTCGGTACCACGGCGCCGTCGTCCAAGACCGTGGCGGTCGCACCGCGCAGCGGTTCACCCTCGCCGAAGACCAACCAGTCCAGTGATACGCCGCGTTCGACAGCAAGCTCAAGGCAGGCGTCTAGCGGCTTGTAGTCGCGGGCGCGCCAGTTGTTGGTCGATTTCCGACCCAGACCGAGCTTCTCAGCCAGAGCCACGTCGGTGGCCACACCGAAGACCTGCTGCATCCGGTCGATGATGTCGCCGGCGTCCGGCGCCGGCCGCGAGCCGGACTCGACAGGAGCGAAAAAGCCGCTCTTCGAGGAATGTGATCCGCGCATTGAGGAATTTCCACGGGTAACATGTTGCAATCCCTCCCCCTGAGGGATAGCATGGCAGTTGTTAGCCACATTCACATCGTAACCCAGCATGTCCAATTCCTCATCCAGTACGAAACGTTATGCCCCACGCGGCGACAGTAAATTCGTGCGCGTCGCGTTCAGCCTCGATCCGCAGGAGCGGGCCGAAGCGGAGCACCTGGCCGAGGCGGCAGGCATCACCCGTGGCGCGTTGCTGCGTGAAGTCTACCTGTTGGGCATTCCCCTTTACCGCGCACAGCATCCGGCGAACACGCCGAACGAGGCTTGAACGATGACCGCTCGCCGTCAGCGACCCGGACATAGCTGCCCCCATTGCCAATCGCGCGCCACGATCTACTCGTCGCGCCGGTTGAGCCCCTTAGTCACCGAGCAATATGCACAGTGCACGAACCTGGCGTGCGGATGCCAGTTCGTCATGCAGCTGGGGATCGTGCGCATGACGATGCCCAGCGCTACACCAAACGCGGAGATCAACCTTCCGCTCGTCGCGCGCCGCGATAACGACATCCTCATCGCGCCTCGGAAACCGACTCCGCGCAAGGTGAGCCCGCGCATGCCGGCCGTAACCGTCATCGACGGCAAAACCGTGCCCGTCATCTACCGCTGACCGAGACCACAGGGGGTAACGTGTCCACCATGATTCCCGTCGATCCACGCGACGAACGAGTAATCAGCGCCGGCAGGCGCTACGCCGCGCTGCGCTATATCGAGCAGCACGACAACGAGCACCTGGACGAGGACCAGCTCATCACCGCGTGCGCCGCTCACCTCATGGCTGAGCAAAAGGTGGAGTGCACCTATAAGGCGCACGCCTACGCCGTCACGGCCCTTGCAACGTACCAGTCGCGCACGCAGCCGGCGTGGATCGATATCGATTGCTCGACGTCGGACGTCGTGCGTGTGGTCAACCCGGTATCGAACCAGGTGGCCTGTTTTACCGCTGCCGAGCTCATCCGTATTGCCGAGGAGCGCGCCAATACACGCGCCGGTGCCACGCCGCCCGACGAGGGGCGTCGAAGGTGCCACCCCCTCCACTGACGCCTTAGCGGCGTGATCCATCGCTCTGCATCCACCGGCCTTTCGACAGGAGGCCGGAACGGACTCCCCTTGCCTGTCGATCGGAGATTGCCATGCATACCTGCTCATCCAGTAGCGCCCCCGTCGCCCGCGTCGTTGCCCACATGCGCACCCGCCATGGCGGACGCGCCATCATCAAGCATGCCGGCGCGCACTACCTTCCCTGCGCCGCCATTGCCACCGAACTGCACGCGGATCCGGCGTTGCTCATGCAGCGCATGTCTGGACATACCGACGCTTTCGGCATCGCTAACCTGACCGTCGCGCCCTATGAGGTCAACGGAAAGCTTTTCGCATTGAGTGAAAGCGCGGTCGTTGCCGCCATTCCGCTGGATCGCCTCCTGGTGTTCCTGATGACGATCCACGTGTTTCCGCTTTGCGACAGCACTGAGCTCGCCCGCGAGCTCGCCCGCGAGTTCGCCAACGTGGTCCGCAAGGCAATCAGCCTGTACCCCGATGACCCGCGCGGCGTTCCCGCGGCACCGACTTCACCGCCCGACGCGAGCGGCACGCCTGAGAAGCGCGTCCTGATGCTCCAGATCGAACTGGACGGTGGTATCGACCTGCCGCCCAACGAAGTCATCGGCGAGGCGCTCATCAAGACGCTGGGCGCGGTGCTGGGGGCGTCCCAGCCCACCGCGGCGCCGACGCGCCACTGAGCCACCCATCGAACGCACCGGCCTCACACGGGGGCCTGTCATCCCTTCCTGACGATGCCCATCGAAATGTTGATCACATTCTTGACAACCGCCCCACAACGGCGCGATGCTCCATCCATCGCCGCACAATCGGCGATCGGGTTTAGCAGCCTGACAGCACAGAGGCGCGCAAGCGCCCATCGACCGATGCCGGCGCTTTTTTCATGTCCGCATCGTCAGGGCCAGCGCGTACCGCGACACCCCGTTTATGGCGGGCGACGCGGGGGAGCCTTGCGGCTCGCCGGTTTCCTTTGTGCCCGGTCTGCTAACCCCGCGTCGTCCGCCACCCCGTTTAGCAGCGGCGTGGCGGATTCCACAGCACAAAGGAATCCCACCATGAGCGATCGCGAAAGCGACAGCTTGGCCGCGCGTGCTCGCGCCGACGAAGAACTGGCCAATGCCGTTCAGGCCACCTATGCCGCACACACCGGCATCGTCTCCGCCTGGGCCAACGGCACCATCACCCACGCCGATGCCTACGAGTTGCTGCACACGGTGGACGTGCGCCTGGCCGCAGCGTTGTATGACGTGCGCCACGCGCTCGGGCTGGAGGACAAGGCATGACCGCGGACGCCTTGCGCATGCTGCGCCTCGCCTGTGACTTCGCCATGCCGCTGGCCATGGGTCTTAACCTCGGACTCAACGTGCGGGCCGACGACAACGTTATCGTCGCCTCGCTCGACGGCGACCAGATCACCAGTTCCATCGTTACATCGTGCCCTTTGAGCGCCGTCATCTTCCGCCGCTCTCGTGCCACGCAAACGGTGCTTTGGCTCGGCGACACCTCGATCGTGCTGACACCCGCGGAAGCGGCATCCATCGAAGCGTTCCTGCGAAACATCACTGCAGGCGAGGTGGGCTAATGGCGCACGAAATCACCCTGTACCTTGCCGCCGGCGGCATCCTGCACATGCGCGCGGTGCCCAACGGCATCGACGTGACCGCGTTCGACCGGAAGCATCTGCAACAGCGCATTGTGTTCGGCGCCATCGTCGCGGCGGACAGCGTGCGCGTGGTGCACGGCAACTGCTTGATGATGGGCACGAGCAACGCGTTTGTGCCGGTCACCCCGGCCGAGGCCACGTCGATCCTCGCTTTCGTGGCGCTCGCCAAGGTGGTCGCATGAACGCTGCCACGACGCCGAGTGACAGCCTCACGGTCAAGGTTGCCGCAGGCCTGTCCCTGCGTATCTCGTATACGACCCGGCGCGACGCTCTGGTCATCTCGCTATTCAAGGTCCGTCCCCTCCGTCGGGGCATGGTTGTTGGGTACAACACAAACGTCGTCACCTTCGTAGCCGATAAGCAGTCCAAGCCCTACATCCGTTTCGACTACCACGGCGGTCGCGAGTTTGTATTGGATGGCTTTTTCGTTGACCTGCCCGAAGCCAGTGCCAAGAGGATCGCCGCGTTCCTCGGCATTGACCTGCCGGGGGAGGCCCCATGACGAACGACGCCTGCATCATCACCACCAAAGGCGGCCAGGCCTTGGAACTGCGCAACGGTTTCGTGGGCGACTGGGTCGGCATCCTGCTCGGCCGCTTCGCCGCCGATGAAGAACCGTCGCTGATTTTCACGTGCCGTCCGGACCAAGTGTCGATCGGGCCGTGGGAGCCCGACATGGCCGTCCTGCGCGCCGATCGCCTGGCCATCGTGCTCACGGCAGAGAGCGCCCAGCAGGCCGCCGCATACCTGGGGACGCGCACCGCATGAGCGAGATGGACGCGTCGCTCCACCGCGATATCACCGCCCGCCTGGAGCAGGAGTTTGGCTTTAAGGCGCGGCCGGGCTCGAAATGGCTGCAGGAGGGCAAGTGCCCCGCGTGCGGCAAGAAGGAAGTGTGGGCCAGTGCGGAATCGCCCTGGAAGCTGTGGTGCGGCCGCAAGTCGAAGTGCGGCTGGGAAGGCTACGTCAAAGAGCTCTACGACGACCTGTTTCAGTCGTGGTCGGACCGCTATCCGCAAACCCTCGAATCGCCGCAGGCAGCGGCTGACGCGTACCTGGTCAACATGCGCGGGTTCGAAATCGGTCGTCTCAACGGCTGCTACACGCAGGACTACTACCACAACCGTGACTTGGGAATTGGGTCGGCAACGGTGCGCTTCGACCTGCCCGGGCGCGGCTATTGGGAACGGATCATCGACCGGCCGCATCGCTTCGGCAAGCAGAAAGCGCATTTCCAGTACGGCAAGTCCTACCGCGGGTATGCCTGGGTTCCGCCGGCCGCGCTCATCGACGTGCTGCAGGCGGCCGAAATCTGGATCACCGAGGGCATTTTCGACGCCATCGCCCTGTGCCTCAACGGCATCGCAGCCATCTCCGCCATTTCGAACCACAACTACCCGCGCCACACGCTCGCGCAGCTGTTCCCGGAGGGTGCAAAGCGGCCCAAGCTGGTGTGGGCACCCGACGGCGACCGCGGCGGCCGCGAGTATCTGGACGAGCACCTGCGCTTGTCGCATGCAGACGGCTGGCACGCCACAGCCGCGATCATTCCGCAGCTGCCCGGCGCCAAGAAGGTCGACTGGAACGACGCTCACCAGCGCGGGCGGCTCACCGACACGCACATCACGGACTACCGGCATGAGGGTCGTATCGCCGTCGCGCCCACGGCGATGGATAAGGCGTGCCGCATGTACAAGCGCGACCCGCAGAACACGTTCCCGCTCGACTTCGGCGATTGCGTTTACTGGTTCGAACTGAACGAGCAGCGCCTGGAAAAGGCAAAGCAGGCGTTCCGCGACAAGGAGGCCGAAGAGGATAGCGACGACGACGTACCGGAGGATGTGCTCAAGCAGGCATGCACGGTCGCCAAAATTGCGACGTGCTTGCCCGAGCCGTTGTACTTCCAGCGCAGCGCGATCACGGACGACTCACAGTACTTCTTCAACATCAAAATGGCGCGCAAGCGCCCGGTCAAATCGGCCTTCACCGCCGAGCAGGTCGCCACGCCGGCGCAGTTCGACATTCGACTGCTGTCGCTGCTGTCAGGCGCCCGCTGGAAGGGCAGCAAGGAAAAGCTGTCGCGCACGTTCGATGACCGCCTGGAGCGACTGAAAGAGGTCGACACCATCGACTTCATCGGGTACACCCGCGAGTTCCGTGCCTACGTGTTCGGCAATGTCGCGATTCGCGATGGTCGCGTGTTCGAGGTCAACGACGAGGAATATTTCGAGCTCGACAAGAAGACCAACGTCAAAACCACCAGCAGCGTCCCGCACACGATCAGTCTGGACGCCAACAGCTTCAATCAAGACTGGCCTCGCCTGGTGCGCGACGTGTATGGCGGCAAAGGGCTGGTCGCCTTGGCGTTCTGGTTCGGCTCGCTGTACGCCGAGCAGGTACGCGCCTCGCAGGAAAGCTTTCCGTTCTTCGAAATGGTCGGCGAGGCCGGATCCGGCAAAACCTCGCTGGTGACCTTCCTTAACCGCCTCACGGGGCGCCCGACGTACGAAGGCTTCGACCCGTCCAAGTCGACGGCCGCTGGCCGTGCACGCACCTTCGTGCAGGTCGCCAATCTGCCTGTTGTGCTGATGGAAGGCGACCGCGGCGATGAAGGCGCCAAGGCACTCAAGTTCGACTACAACGAACTGAAATCGCTCTACAACGGTCGCTCCACTCGCACGACGGGCGTCAAGAACGCCGGCAACGAAACGCATGAGCCGCCGTTCCGCGGGTCGATCGTCATCGAGCAGAACCGTCCGGTGAAGGCCGACGATGCGGTCATGCAGCGCATCTGCCACGTCTTTATGACCCGAGAGGGGCACACGCCCGATGGCAAGAAAAAGTCTGACCAGCTGAATGCTATGGGCGCGGACGTTTTGAGCTACTTCGTCGTCGCCGCGGCCAAAGCCGAAGCACAAGTGCTAGAGCGCTTTGAAGCTCGCATGCCCGTTTACGAAGCCGAGCTCATGGCGATCGAGCAAGTGAAGTCGATCCGCCTGGCCAAGAACCACGGCCAGCTGATGGCGATGGCCGAAGCGATGGAAATCGTCGTTCCGGCCATGGCCGAGTTTCGCGAAGAAACCTACGCGCAGATCAAACGAATGATCGTTGAGCGTGAAGCGGTGATCGGATCGGACCACCCCATCGTGCGCAACTTCTGGGACCGCTTCTACGAGCTCAACGGCACCAATGCCCTGATGCCGTATCTCAACCACAGCGCGGACAAAGGCCAGATCGCCGTAAACCTCAACGAGTGGCTGGAGCGTGCCGGCGAGCGATGGCGCGACTTGCCCACGCTGAGCGAGCTCCACGAGCACCTGCCCACCAGCAAGGTTCACAAGTTCGTGGAAGCCAACAGGAGCGTCTACAGCCCAATCCGCGCGAAGGGCGAGACAACGGCCACCGAAGGCAAGAAATCCTCAAACGTCCGCTGCTGGATTTTTAAGAAGCCCAGCACCGAATGAGTCGGGCGACCGACATCACCGCGGGGCCCGGGGGAGTGCTCGTAACACTCCCCACGCGCCGCCGCCCTACCCACCCAGGAGTACCCATGAAAGAGCAGATCGGCATGGCGGCAACGCTCGAACCCCGCCGCAAGTCTACGGCAACCGGCCACCTGGCCGCAGGGCTGGCCATCCCTCGACCCACGCAAGACCCGTCCGTCCTGGTCGGCTTCATCGCCGGCGTGATCCTCACCAGCGTGGTCTTCCTTGCTGCCGCGCCCTACATCGTCCACCGCTGAGGCCACCATGTTTCCCAGAAATCTGACTGCTTTCCGCTTCGGCGCTCCGCCTCGCGCGCATGTGCGTGAGATCCTCGAGGCGCTGGCCAACTACCGGGTGCGCGAACCGGGTCCGATGGAGTTCGCCGCCAGCGGCTTCGTCTCGCCCTACGGCCGCACCGACGACCGCCTGGGCATCTGCCACGAAAACGTGCTGGGCTTCGTTTATCAGGTGCGCGCGCGGGACTTGAAGGCCAGCGCCCTGAACGAGGAAATCGCAAAGCGCGTGGAGAAGATTGCCCAGGACGAAGGGCGCAATGTCGGCGGCCGCGAACGTAAAGCGATTCGCGAGGACGTGCTGAACGAGCTCCTGCCGCGGGCCATGGTCACGGTGAGCAACACGACCGGCTGGATCGACCTGGACAACGGCTGGGTGGTGGTCGACACCCGCACCCGCCGGCGTGCGGAAGACGTGTTGTCTGAATTGCGCTCCGCGCTGGGCTCGTTCCCCGCCGTGCGACTGTCCCCGGAAGAAAGCCCGCGGCTGCTCATGACGCACTGGCTGAACACGCTCGAGCTTCCCCAAGGCATCACCCTGGGCGACGAGGCCGAACTGCGCGATCCGGCGACGGCGGCCGGTGCCCTGGTGCGCGTGCGCCGGCAGGACCTGGACACCGACGAAATCCGCGAGCACCTGCGCTGCGGCAAACAGTGCTTCGCCGTCGGCCTGACGGTGGACGACCGCATGAGCCTGGTGCTTTCCGAAGACCTCTCGATGCGATCGGTGCGTGCCACGGACGTCGTCCTTGACCAGGCCATCACCGAGCACGAGTCGGTCGACGCCGAAATCGACAGCAGGTTCGCCCTTGCCGTCCTCGAGGTGCGCGCCCTGTTCGATCGCCTGTCCACCCTCTTCCGCATCCCGCGCCCGGAGGTCGTCTGACATGGGCAACGTCCAAGAGCGCAACAACGCCGCCCGCGGTCCTGCACGCAGCGCGGAGGTTCGGACGCGACACAAGGGCCAGGCTCATCCCGCCGCGCATCCTCAGGCGCTGCTGACGCCCGGGCAGACCGAAGGCGTGATCCTGCGCATGGCCGGCGTGCTGAGCGCCGACATGGCCGGGCACCCCCAGGTGCGGGCCAAGCACCTGGCGTACGTCACCGGGGCACTGCATCTGGCCGTCGCACTGGGCGCGCTGACCGATGCGCGCGCCGTCGCCGTACGACAGGCTGCCGTGGACCTGTTCGATGGGGCGCCGCGGTCGGGGAGCGTTCGCGCCGGCGCGGCTGATCCGGCGTTCGCCGCGCTGGTGGCCACGGTCCGCCGAAATGGCGGGGCGAGCATGAACGAGCCGCTGCCCTTGGCCGACCTGCCGCCGTCCAAGGCCGCTCACATGATCGCGCGGCTCATCGCCTCGGGCGTGGTCGACGGCGGCGATGTAACGGGTTTTCACCGCGCGACGAAGGGGGATTGCTGATGCGCCAGGTTCAGATCACCCACCCAGCCGGCCGCTTCGCCGTCTGCCGCCAGGGCGGCCACGCGCCGCGCCACATCGAGCACCACGGCCGCACGCTGCGCGAAACCATGCAGGCGGATGTGCCGGCGATCCGGCATTCCCTGGAATGCCAGTGCGGCCGATCCACGGGCCTGCACGCGACCCTGACCCAGGCCGAGGCCGATTGGGGCGTGTTGTACGGCCAGATCCCCATGGTGCTGCCGGCACCGATCCCCTTCCCGCCCACTGCCCGCCGCCGCGCGGCGCACAAGGAGAAAGCCCGTGGCTAACGACATGACCATGCACTACTACCGTGCCAGCACGCCAGCGACGCAGGCGGCCTGGAAGACGTATAGCGAGCAGTGCGATGCCATCGTGGCGGCCTCGCGGGCATTCGCCGCGCTCTTCCCGGGTGCGAAGGCGGTCTATTCAGGCGGTACCAGTGGGCGCTCGTTCTTCGGTCTCTCGTTCGATCCACTAATGCCGTTCGATATCTGGACGAAGCCGATGAGAAACGAGGGTCGTACCCAATCGCCGCGCGCGCGCCTGGTCGCTAAGGGCGTAAGCGATCGCACGGAGCGCATGGCTGAGCTTCGGCGCATCCAGGAGATATACAAGGCAAACCGGCCGACGGCTCGGGCCAGCCTGGACCCAGTGCTGGAATCGCTCGGCACCGATTGGGGCATCCTCCTGCTGTACGGCTATCGCCTCATCGAGAGCAACGGCGCCCTCTACATCGCCACGGCATTGACCCTTGGCGCGCCGTGCGAGGAAATCACCGGCAGCGAGTTCGACGCGGCATTCAAGGCGGTGCGCCATGGCTGACATTCAGCATGTCGTCAACGTGTCCGGCGGAAAGGACAGCACGGCCGTATACCTTCGGGCGATCGAGTCGGGGCGCCCCTTTCGTGCCGTCATGGCCGACACCGGCAACGAGCACGAGGCCACGCACGAATACGTGGCCAGGCTCCATGAGCGCACTGGCGGACCGCAGGTTGAAGTGGTGCGGGCTGACTTCTCGCGGCAGCTGGCCACGCACCGGGCGTACATCCTTCGCGTATGGCCAACTCAGGGTATTCCCCAGCACGTAGTTGACGAGGCGGCAAGGTTGAACGAGCCAACAGGAAACCCTTTCCTTGACCTCTGCGTTAGCAAAGGACGATTCCCATCCCGTAAGGGGCAGTTTTGCACTGACGATCTAAAGACGACGCCGATCATCGATCAGGTGGTGTTGCCTATGCTTGCGCAGGGCCCCGTTCTTCAGTGGCTCGGCATCCGGGCCGAAGAGAGTGCAAAACGCGCCGAACAGCCGCTGTGGAATCATCACGAAGCTGGATCCACGCTCTGGCGTCCGATTTTCAGCTGGACGGTCGAGGATGTGTGGGCCATACACCGTCGCCATGCACTCCGGCCTAACCCGTTGTACGCCATGGGCGCGGGCCGTGTCGGTTGCTGGCCATGTGTGAACTGCCGCAAAGATGAGCTGCGCCTCATCGCCGATGTGACGCCGGAACATATCGAACGCCTCGAGCGTTGGGAGGCTGTTGTAGCGGCAGCGAACAAGCACCGCATGGCAACGTTCTTCGCACCCATCAATGGCGACATCTTGCCGATCCGCAACGTCATCGAGTGGGCGCGCACGGGCCGCGGCGGCCGCCAGTTCGACATCTTCATGCAACAGCAGGCCGGTGGCGGCTGCACGTCCGACCTCGGCCTTTGCGAAAGGAGCGCAGCATGA